AGCCGTCGGCTTCCGTGAGGTACCCTCGCTTTTCTTTAGGCACGGGTTTTTTGGGAGTGCCCCACTCAATCCAAATGATCACGGCCCCTGTCTTCAAAAAGGTTGTCTCCTTCTTGAGTACAATTGCTTCCGCCTTGAGATTCATGTCCATGATCTCTTTGAGGCGGTCACCATCATCGCACTCGGTGTATACGGCCTGGCCTTGTGAGTAACCTGACTCAATAGGTCCGATCATCAGGCGCGCACAGTTGTACTCGAAGTCGTACTTGGTCAAGCCTCGTATTTCGGTATTCTTGACGTCATCTACAACGCGGGTACCAATGCCTTTGGGGGCACCCCCCGCCAGTAGATCAGGTACCTGTTCGGAGAGCTCCTCGGGGAGCTCAGGCATTCGTTGTGCTTTTTCAACAGCGTCAGCGAAACTCATACCGGACCCCCACCCATCGCAGCTTGTGACGTTGCTTGCTGTTTTTGCATAGACTGCATAGTTGCCCAGCGATCCTTCACTACGGCGTACATGACAGCGTCCTCCTGGGAGAGCTGCGCCATGAGAGATTTCTGAGACCCAGGATCCATTCGCTGCATCTGTTGGATGATCTGTTCGGCTTGTGCGATGACCATCTGCGGGTTGTAGGAGAGCCCTGTCCCTGACTGAGACTCTTGCGTCGCTTGCTGTGCCAGGGAGTTTTGCAGCTTCTCCATTTTCTGTTGTGTCTCCATCTGGAATCGGGTCTCGTCAAGCATTTCTTGCTGACGCTTACCCCGCTCCTTGTTGATGTCGATGTCATGTAACTCAAGGATGGTGCCGTCGGAAACCAAAGGCTTCATCGCATTGAGATTCAGGAGACTCTGTTTTTGCTGTGCATCATCGATGAGCTTGAACGGGGTGTAATGTACCTCCGCCGATTTCCAACCCAAAATAGTTGCGGACTGGCCGACAATCCAGTTGAGCTGCTCATTTAGATGGCTGGTGTAGGTCTCTAGCTGGTTCTCCAGCATGCGTAGTGTGATCGCAGACCCCGTAAAAGATAGCCCTCCGTAGAGAAACTCTCGGGGGATGCCCATGGCTGCGATGATGTTGTCCTCGGCGTCTTTTACTTCACCAAGGGTGAGCAGGGACCGGCCTTGGCCACCCATCATGGTGACGCCCAAAGCGGCGGGGGCGAACATGATATGCAGTGGGTCTCTGCGCCACTGCTTGATGTTGGTTTCGAGCTCTTGGCGCCACTTCAACATGTTGAGCGTAGACGCAGGGTCTGCGGTTCCGCTGATGGGCGCAGGGTGCAGTACTCGGAAGGGTACTATGTGTTCAAGGGCGATGGACTCGTTCGCCTTCCGAAGAATGGCGGTGTAGAAAAAGAGCTTGATGGTTGAGGTAAGAGGAGGAAATCCCCACTGGGCTTCAATGCCTGCAGGGGGGTCGATCTTCATGTGGTAGAGGTGGTCATCTGCAAATTCAAAGACTTTGTCTTCTTTGATTGCGCGGAGAAACTCTACCGGAAGCGTGTTGATGATATGGGCGTCGCCCTTCTCAACTTTGTGCTTCAGCTCTTGAGGGATGGTGTAGTAGTACTTGCTCTCACCCGTGATGGGGTTGTGGTTGATGTCCATCAACTTGGGGTCCCAACGGATAACGTTGATACGTTTTTCGTCGGAAACCTTTTCGTCTTTCAACTTGCCGCTTACACGAGAATGACAGCTCGGGCAGTGGTAGCTGAAGCTCATCGCCTTCAGCTTGAACTTGTACTTGACCTTTTTTATCCCGGTCCGCGCTCCGCATGAATTGCAGAGTAGGAATCGGTTGAAGGGGTGGTACACTGAGATGAATGAGTTGCCGTAGAGATGGAGGTCAAGGCCCGTCTTTATAGAGATGCTCTTGATCTTCAGTGACTTTTCTAGTACCCGAGTCCAGTTGTCCTTCAGCGCCTCATCGTTGGAATCGATGGTAATATCTGTGATAGGATATTCAGCGAATTTCTTGAGCGCAGCAAAAATGTGCGCTGAGTTGTAGTAGAGATATTCAACCCATCGGAATAGGTCTTTGAGCTTCCTAGGGGCGAACCCCGTCAGGAAGTCGAACATGGGGTTGGGGTGACTCGCTCCTCCGCGTGAGGTAGCCAGGTCAGCCAGTCCCAGATCTCCTTGAGCACCAGGCATAGCTATTCCGTCCTAGAGGAGGTGAGTGTGGTCCCTGTCTTACAAATCTCGTCTGTGTACCGAACGCCCATTTTTACTCTTCGGGTAGATCTCGGTTTGGCAAACGAGATGAAAAAAGTGTACGGCGCAGTGTACCATGGTGACTCAACATCATGGCGTTTTCCTGCGTTTTTCCCCGTCCATTCATTTGTATTGTCTGACCTGTCGAAGGTAGTGCCGAACCTTGAACTGAGCGAGGGGACTGCCGCCCACGTCGCTGAGCTCGGCAAGCCGGCCGTATTGCCTATCGAGTTTAGCTTTGTCACGGATCCCTACCAACACCAAATGGACGGGCTGCTGCACCTCTACAAGCACTTACGCGCGGGGCTGTTCTACTCCCCTGGCCTCGGGAAGTGCAAAGTGACTGTGGATCTGCAGCGGTTGACGGGTGACCATTCTCTCATCCTCTGCCCTAGGGTGATGCTGCACACTTGGGCTGAAGAGTTCGGGAAGCACGGTAACATAGACGATGTCGTTGTAGTAGACGGATACAGCCCGAAGAAGAAACAGCAGCGTATCCAAGAGGCAATCGGTACCAACCCGGTCGCCACTATTGTGACGTATACGATGGCGTCGTTGTACTACGAAGAGCTCATCAAAATACCCTACTCCGTTATCGTTGCAGATGAGTCTCATCAAATGAAGACGCCGTTTGCAAAACGCACCAAGGCAGCACGTGCCCTAGCTGGGCGGGCCTATCGGCGTATTTTACTTTCAGGTACTCCCTCTCTGGGTTCACCTTTCGACATGTACGCACAGCTTCGCTTTCTTGGCAAGTATTTCTGTGCGGAACACTGGTGGGCTTTCCGAAAAATGTTCGGGGTATATCCTGCGCACGAAGTTAACGAGGCTCGGCCCAAGATACTCCTGGGATTCAAGAATCTCGATATCATGAACGAGCGGGTTAATCTCGTATGCTCACGCAAGACCAAAGAGGAGTGTCTAGATCTACCCGACCAAACGGTCATCGATGTCCGGTTCCCTGTGTATGGAGCACAGAAAAAAGCGTACAACAATATGATCATGGAGAGATGCGACGCTGCAGGGTCTGTGGTGAAAGACGCCTTGGAGGAAGGCACGCTGGACCAGGCTGCAGGGAAGACACTGCAACCATACGTTTATGTGCCTGAGGTCATCTCGCTGCTGAACAAGGTAGATCAGATTGGCAGCGGATTCATGTACCAGACGGTGAAGAATCCACGCCTCTGTGATGGGTGTAAACACGTGCACGACTGTGTAGAGAACGAGGTGTCGCCTTACACCCAGAAGTGCAAAATAATACGCAAGTTGCCTGCCCCCACTGTGAATTCTCTGAAGAAGAACGCTCGGCTCGATGAACTCGTAGGTTTATTGGAAACGGTGTTGGAAGATGAGGCTAACAAGGTTATCATCTGGGCTTCTTACCGCGTCGAACTTGACCAGATCGAAAAGGCGGTAAAGAAAACCAAGGTGGGGTATGTGCGCGTTGAAGGGGGTATGACGGGGGCCACAGTGCAGCAGTGCATGGCGCAGTTCAACAACGAACCGGCATGCAGAGTGTACATTGGTCAGGTATCGACTGGGGTTGGCATTACGTTAAACGCAGCCAATTACACTATTTACTACAACTTGCCCTGGAGTCTAGATCACTATCTGCAGTCTCTGGACCGCAATTACCGTATCGGGCAAGACAGAAAAGTGGTCGTGTACCGTCTCATTGGGCGGCACACCTTGGACGAAGCCAAGGCAACTGCACTGGAGCAGAAGATAGACTTCAGTGACCTGGTCACTAAGCGTTCTATGTGCGCTACGTGTCCTGAGATATCCCGTTGCTTGAAGCACAAGATTGAAATTTACGACGACGATTGTGTCTACGATCGCACAATGTTGCGTGACACCGCACAGGTGAGGTTAATCCCATGAAGCTACGCCTAGAGTTTGAAGATTCGGATCTCCGAGAGATGATCCAGGAGTACTTTGACCGCAATGGATTTGCGGTCAAAAATCTAGATCAACTTTGTGAACTATTCAAGAAGGCCTTCCCTGACGGGATCAAGGTGGACGCGGAGACTCGGGGCCCGCGTGAGGCTACGGCAGCCGCAGAAGTCGATGCCCCCACGGCTGTCACACCCCCTGTGGAGGAACTGTCAGAAGCTGAAGACCCGAACCCCCACAAATCCAATGGCAGCGCCAACGTAGCCATGTCCGCCACCGACCTTTTCGATCCCACACCGGGCAGTGTCCCGACGCGGGATGAACAACTACGACAATCTCAGCAGGAAGTCGCAAATATAGTCGCGCAAAGCAAAGCTCTAGAAGAAGAAAAGGCCAAGGAAGATCAGTGATAGACACCATAGATAACGAAGAAATCAAAGGTATTGAAAAGACAGGGGAGGGTGACGACCTATACAGCCGTGCACTGCCCCGCGGATACCTATCTGTTTCCCAGGTGATGCAGTACACCAAGTGCGGCGAAGCCTATCGCCGTCGCTACGTGCTGGAACAGCTCATCCCTTCCAACTCGTTCATGGTGCAGGGACGAGGGGTGCACAAAGCAGCAGAGGAGCTCCACCTCAGTATAATTGGGGGCAGCCCCATCTCCTCTGCTGAGATGGTGCAGCACTACTCTGACGTGCACGATACAGAGATTGTGTATGCAGAAATCAAGGAAGAGGACAGCAAGGGTGACCCCCTTACTCCTGGGGTCATCAAGGACATGGGCGTGCGCCTGACACGGAAATACCATCGGGTCGCACTGGGCAGTGACAAGGACTCAAAGACGGGACAACCCATCCCTGCAGTGAAGCCTGTTGCCGCTGAGCAGGTGTTCCGCGTCAAGGTCACGCCCGAAAACTCCGACCCTATCCCTTTCATGGGGGTCATCGACCTCGTGGAAGAGGGAAGTATTTCGGATCTCAAAACGAAGAAGAAAGCTGCGTCGCAATCCGAGGCAGACAACAGCATCCAGCTCAGCCTGTATGCACATGTCACGGGAATTCCACATGTGCGGCTAGACCAACTAGTCAAGCCCACCAAGACAATGCCGGAGCGTTTCTTGCGCACCGAATCGATCCGGGATAAGCGTGAGACAATGCACGCACTAGACGTAGTCGCTGAAGTCGCGCAAGATATCGCCTCAGGGAGATTTCGCCGCACTAACCCTGAGAACTGGTGGTGCACCGAGAAGTGGTGCCCTTACTGGAAAGATTGCCGCGGCAGGAAGCGCTAGCACATGGCAAGGGATGGATGGGATTGGAATGGGATAGGGCCGAACCTATCAAAACTACCCCCACACCTCAGGGATAATTTTTCAGGGGATATACCTTTACGCCCTGGAGAGGTGCGTGGTAGGGTCATCATCTTCAAAAAAACGCCTGGGTTAATCCATCCCAATGGTCGCATCCTTGTGAGTCACTACCACAAGGATGCGGCCTGCCCCATTGGGCGACCAGATGGCGCCCAGGTAGACATGACTGACTTTACGGGTAGAGCTGCGTTAGCTACCTTCTTGCTTGAAAAACAACAGGTGCCTGCGATACTAGCCGGCCTAGTACATTCTTTTTTAGCCATGGGGGGTACTGAAAAAGAGATCACAGAGGTCTTTGACGCGGCCTTCAAGCGTTCTCCCCTGGTACAAAAACCTACTATTCCTGAGGCAACTGATGAGTGAAGATTTTGAAGTCGAAGTCCCCGTAATGTGCAGCCGCACCAAGAAGACGCACAAAGTCCCTATGACTTTGGAGCAGGCAGCAAAGTACAACGAGAATCTGGCGCTGAAAGAGACCAATGCGCAGGAGGTGGCCAGTTTCTTGGGTGGGTTGCCGTTCCCCAAGCCAGACTTGGTCGTCATGTTCCGCGGAGAGGTAGTCGTATTGCCCACCGTGGTCGATAAAAAGGATGCAACAGTTCTTCGGTTGCTGAATACGCTCACCAACTCACCGACTTTCCCTGCACCTCCCGTCAAGCCACGCAAGAAAGCGGGAAACAATGGTAAAAGAGAAAGCTCTCCCACAACCTCTACGTCTCCAGCGTCTGCTGAGTGATGGAGAAGTTTGGGGTAGACGAGAACGCTAAGCCTGTTGTGAAACAGGCTAGCACTGACGTGACTTGTCCTTGGTGTGGTAGCCAGTGCAAATCACACGGCAATGTGGTGCTTTGTCCGACCCACGGGTCAAAACCTTTCGAACGTGATGACGACAAAGCAACATAAAAAACAGCGGATGGACCGCATTCGCAGTACGATGGAGCTAATCACTCAGCGTACTGCGATTATTCGAGCGATTTACATAGTCAGCGTGGCTACCAGTGGACCTCGGGATGAGGTTCTGATGGAATTCCACCAAGCAGTTGGCGACGTCTTAGAGGGGATGGCGTTAACCGATCTCAGTCTCACCTACATCAATAAGGGTAAGGTGAGAGAGGAGGTAGCTTGGCTACGAGAGCGCAAATAGTTATCCGTGCGATGGAACAGATTAGACGAGGAGATCTGGATACCACACCCCCGTGGTATGCCAGGGACGAGACCTGGGACGTCCTGTTTCAGGTCATGGGTATGTCCTCAGATTTGTTCCGTGCTTTCAATCAACCACTAGTGGCGTGCGCAATTGACACTGTCAGTGGAGTAGCGCAGCGTCAGGTCCTGACCAAAGCAGATGCCGAAGTGTAGTTACGTGCAAAACTCCAACATATAACTCTGCAATCTCAAAGTGTAAACAAAGATACAGATCGAATCCTCTACGAGAGATATGACGCACAGATAGTTTTGATAATGGAACTGCTAAGCAACGACGAGGTGAAAAATGGCCAAGAAAAAGATCATCCAAATCCCTTTTGAAAGCGTGATGCCCAATGAGGGGTTCAACGCACGTACGGACTACGATGAGGACTACATCAAGTCCTTGAAGGTCTCCATCATGGAGTCGGGATTGCTCCAGCCGGTGGGGGTAACGCAAGCCAACCGCAACGACATAGATGACAACAAGCAGTACTACCTGGTCTACGGTTTCTGTCGCTTCAAAGCGATAGAGCTGATCCGAGCTGAGCTCGGGGAAGACGCCTACTCAGTACTGGACGTGGTGCTCAACGACGGCACCACCGAAGAGCTCAGGGATCGAAATCTCAAGGAGAACATCGATCGCAAAAACCTGAAGCCACACGAAATCGCCAACGCCATCAAGAAGATGGCTAACTCAGGCCTGGAGCAGCGTGACATCGCAAAGCGCTTAGGCCGTCCACAGAGCTGGGTGAGCTACCACTACAAGGCAGCTACCAAACTGGGCCCAGCAGCCACCAAGGCGTTTGAATCAGGGGATCTGACCCTGGAGCAGGCGCTCAACATCGCTGACGTACCTGAGGACGCCCAAGAGGACGTTGTCACCAAGGTGCTCGGCGCAGACACACGTTCAGAAGCTCGCAAGGTTGCCAAGCAGGCATCCAAGGAAGCGGGTACCCGGCGTACGTACGCCAACAAGGGTCGTCCTACGGCCAAGAACCTTGCTCAGTTCGTCAGCGACGCATCCTTCGACGCCGACGCAGACGTTGCCACTGCACGAGACAAAGCGTTCTACAACGGCCTGGCCGCTGGGATGCGCGTTGCTCTAGGAGACCTCGATTTCGAGAATCTGAAGCCTGGTGACAGCCACA